TCAACCGGGAGAAGCGCTGATGGCACGAACTCCCGAAGCCGCTGTAAAGGACGCTGTCAAAAAGCGCCTCGCGCACCACAAGGTGTACCCGTTCGACGCCGTGGCAGCGGGTCGCCACCCAGACGCCGTTGGCACCTACTACATGCCCGTCGCGGGCCCGTTCTCTGTCCATGGTGTGCATGACTTTGTCATCTGCTGGCGAGGGGTGTTCTGCACCATCGAGACGAAGGCACCCAACGAGTCACAAGACGAGACAGTGCACCAGGGCAGATTCCGTACCGCCGTGACTGCGACCGGCGGCATTTCGCTAACAGGGGTGCGCGACGCTGGCGCCGTTGACCACCTCGCTCAACTTGTAGAAAGGAAGCACCATGACCAAGTCCACGAAGCGTAAGCTGGAATACCAGAAGGAATACAACGCCCGCCCGGAAGAAGTGGCCAAGCGTGTCAAAAACAACGCTGCCCGCCGCGAAGCNNNNCACAAGAAGTCGCTGGACAACGGCGGATCGAACCACAAGAGCAACCTGGAAGTGCAGGATCGCTCCAAGAACCGGGGGTGGCGCCGTGGCAGTGGTTCCTACAACCCGGATAAGTGACGCATGCTGATCCTCAAAAAGAAGAAGGCGGTTGTCTTCAAGCTGCGCCGCCCGGAGAAGATCACCACGGTGATTTCGACGGTCAAGACGGTCACCAAGCCGGACCACACCATCGTCGCGGTACCCCACCGTCCCGATGAAACCCGGGTGCTTCGCAACCTCGGGTACGACGTGCCGGACCCGATGCCGATCCACTACGACTGGCCCAAGGCCAACGGGCGCTACAACCCGTTCGAGGTGCAGCGCGAGACAGCGTCATTCCTCAGCATGCACAGCAGGGCATACTGCCTCAACTCGATGGGCAGTGGCAAAACCAACGCCGCGCTGTGGGCGTATGACTACCTGCGACGGGTCAAGCAGGTCAACAAGATGCTCGTGGTGTGCCCACTATCCACGATGGAGCGCACCTGGGGTGATGGCGTGTTCGCCACGTTCCCGCATCTGGACTTCGCTGTGCTGCACGGAACCCGTGAGCGGCGGCTCAAGCTGCTGAACACGGACGTGCACATCTACATCATCAACATCGACGGTGTACGCACCATCGAGAAGGAGCTGGCCAAACGCCCCGACATCGACCTGATCGTGCTGGACGAACTGGCCATGGCGCGCAACTCCGGTACCGAGCGGTGGAAGACGCTCAACGCCATCTGCAACAAGCAAGGCAACCGCCGTGTCTGGGGCATGACCGGATCACCGACGCCGAACGCTCCGACCGACGCCTGGGCCCAGTGCCGCCTGGTGACGCCTGACAGCCCGATGGTGCCCAAGTATTTCAACCGCTTCCGCGACATGGTGATGCGCCAGATCACGCAGTTCAAGTGGGTGCCGCGCAACGAGGCCAATGACGTCATCCACAAGATGATGCAGCCCGCCATCCGCTTCTCACTGGACGACTGCACGGACCTACCTGAGCAGACCTTCATCACCCGCGACGTCGAGATGACACCGGACCAGAAGAAGGCGTACAAGGAGATGCTGAGCAAGCTGTCGGTCGAGATGGCCGGCGGCCAGATTCTGGCGGTCAACGAAGCGGTCAAGGCCAACAAGCTGATCCAGATCGCGTGCGGCGTGGCCTACTCCACGGACGGCTCGGAGGTGCTGATCGACAACAAGCCGCGCATCGACGCGCTCAAGGAGTTGATCGAGGAATCCGAAGGCAAGGTCATCGTGTTCGTGCCCCTGACCGGCGCCCTGGAGTATGTGGCATCCGAGCTCCGAAAGGACTGGTCGGTGGAGATCGTCCACGGCGGTACCAGCAAGACCGAACGCAACGACATTTTCGGCCGGTTCCAGAAGTCAGACGAGCCCCGGGTGCTGGTGGCCAACGCCCAGACCATGAGCCACGGGCTCACGCTGACGGCAGCTACCACGGTCGTGTGGTACGCACCGGTGCACAGCAACGAGACCTACGACCAGGCATGCGCCCGGGTTCGCCGCCCGGGTCAGACACGGACCACGGTGATCGCCCACATCGCCGGGTCCGACATCGAGCGCAAGGTGTACAAGCGCCTTAGCGAAAAACAATCAATGCAGGGAGTCCTATTGGAAATGATGAAGGAGCAAGCTGACTGAGACCGAACCAAACGTGCTAACATCTAACTTCACACAACAGGAGCTAACATGAAACTGTCAGAAGCCGTCGAGCTGTACATCAAACTGCGCGACCGCAAAGCCGAAATGAAAGCGGAGTTCGACGCCCAGGTGGCGGGTATCCAGGAAAAGATGGACAAGCTGGAAGCCAAGCTGCTGGAGGTCTTCAACAAGACCGGCACCGACTCCGTCAAGACCCCCTTTGGAACTGCCTACACTTCGACGCGGGTGTCCGTCACCGCCGCCGACCGTGAGGCGTTCATGAACTTCGTCCGCGCCAATGAGGAATGGTCCTTGTTGGAAGTCCGTCCGTCGAAGACCGCTGTCGAGCAGTTCCGTACTGCCAACGACAACGAAATCCCCCCTGGACTCAACATCCGCGAAGAGCGGGTTGTGAATGTCCGCCGCAGCGCTTAAACTTCCCCCCTTCACAGGAGCAAACGCCAAATGGCAAACATCATCCCTTTCGACTCTGGTAGCACGCTGCCCGCCTACCTCAAAGCCTTCAACGTCTCCGAGCTCAACGCCGATCTGACCGCACATGCGGGCGGTGGGTTCCCGGTGATCTCCATCAAGGGCAAGACCTTCGCCATCGTCCGCGACGGTGAGCGCCACGTGATCCCCAACCCCAAGGACCCGGAGAGCCCAGCCACTAACATCGAAGTGGTTCTGATCAAGGCCAACAAGTCCACCAGCAAGGTCTTCTACCTGAAGGGCTACGACCCCAAGGAGAGCGAAGGCCAGAAGCCGGACTGCTACTCCAACGACGGCATCGCCCCAGCCGCGGATGCCCAGAACCCGCAGGCCAAGAAGTGCGCCACCTGCCCGCACAACCAGTGGGGCTCGCGCATCACCGAAAAGGGTGCGTCCAAGGGCAAGGCCTGTAACGACAAGCGCCTCGCTGTTGCCGCCCCTGACGCCCTCAACGACCCGATGCTGCTGCGTGTTCCGGCCACCTCGCTCGGTAACTGGGACGAGTTCGTGAAGTACGTCTCTGGTCGCGGCTACGCCCCGATCCAGTGCAAGACGCGCATCAGCTTCGACCCGGAAGCAACTCACCAGCTTCTCCAGTTCAAGCCCCTCGGCGTGTTCGGCAACGAGTTCCTGGCCGAAGCTGTTCAGGCCGCGAGCACCCAGACCGTGGAGGACATCATCGGTGGTGCCCCGACCGCTGCCGAAGAAACCAACGGTGCTGCACACGAACCGACCCCGAAGGCCGCAGCCAAGCCCGCCCCGGTCGAGGAAGAAGCCCTCACCCCGGCACCCAAGAAGTCCGCCAAGCTGGCCGCAGTGGTCGAGGAAGCCGAAGCTGCACCGAAGGCCAAGGTGAAGGTCGAGGCGGAAGTCGAGGAAGAAGCCCCTGCCCCTGCGCCGAAGAAGGCCGCGAAGGTGGTCGAGGTCGATGACGACATCACAGCCGGTCTGGACGACATGCTGTCCGACCTGGGCTTCGACGACGAAGAGTAAGAACCCCCAGCCCGGTCCCCTCGGGGGACGCCGGAACCGTAACCGGCACCCATTTTCTAGGAGCCCTCATGGAACTCGACCACGAACCCGTCCGCGTGGCGGGGCTTTCGCAGGGGGAGCTGTCCGAGCTGGTCGGCTTGTCCCGACTGAGCGTCAACCGCTACATGCAGTCCAACACCGCCCCGAAGCGTGAGAACGACCGCAAGCACTACGAGCAGGTCTTGAAGCTCATCGCTGTAGCGGTTAAGCTCGGCATCCTTCCCCAACAGCTTCCTCCCCGCAAGCGCGGTGTCTCCCGTCAGCACGACATCGAACAAGCCCTCGAAGCTACGAAGCGCAAAGTTGCAGAGCTGCGTGCCACGCGCACCTAACCTGCTTACCCATAAACAAGTCCAACGCTGGGGGGCAAATGGACACGTTGTCATTCCTTCAAAAAATCCTGCCGTCCCAAGGTGTTTACGTCCTGGCGGCATTCCGCAACGGGATGGATCGTCCTCCAGCCCACTACAACTGCAAGAGCCTCGAAGCCCTCGCCCGCCTCGCCCGTAAGGTCGATGATGCGGGCGTTCAGGTTTTTCACGCCTGTGCCTCGTTCGCCGATGAACGCAAGGTGCCGACCAAGGCGGACCCCTCGAAGCTGCGCAACGCCACTCGTGCGGCGGACAACGTCGCCTTCACCCGGTCGCAGTGGCTCGACGTGGACGTCGGCCCCACCAAGGACTACCCGACGCGCAAGGAGGCCGTACAGGCGGTCGCCGAGTTGTGTCGCACCCTCCGTATCCCCGCACCCATGTTCGTGGCGTCTGGGCGCGGCCTGCACTGCTACTGGCCGTTTACGAAAGACCTTCCTGCCAAGCAAGCCGGGATCGTCGGCAAGTCGTTCCACGCCGCACTCAAGGCCGTTGGGTTCAAGCACGACACCAGCCGCACGGCGGACCTTGCCAGCATCCTACGCCCCACGGGCACCCACTGGCGCAAAGAGGGCGAAGTAGAGGTGGTGTTGCTGCGCGACGCCGAGCCCATCCCGGCCAAGCGGTTCATGGCCGCACTGGTGAAGTACATCCCCACCGAAGTGACCAAGCCCAAGGTCGACACCTCCGTGTTCGATGAGTGGGGCACCGGGCCGAAAGTCTACCCCCCGTCCTCTGCCGAGCGGATCATCAAGTTCTGCCCCACCCTACGCTACGTGGCCGAGGAGCGCGGCAACGTCGAAGAACCCCTCTGGCGCGCGATGCTGGGGCTGGTGAAACATACAGTCGAGGGCGAAGCACTGGCCCACCAGTGGAGCCAAGGGCACCCCGAGTACGACGCCGAGGCCACCCAGACCAAGATCGACGCCTGGACCTCCGGCCCC